CGAAGGGATTGAGCGCCACTGTGGGTCTCTCCTAACTTGTGGGGGTGGGTGGGTGAATCAGGAGTGGATCAGCGTCCCTTGGAGGACTTGTCCATCTCGTCTTGCTCGTATTCCTTCTGCTTGAGCAGTCGGTCTACGAACCACTTGCGGGTGCTGCTCGGCCACTCCAGCATTTCGGTTGCCGAGAACCCCAGGCCCCCGTAGGAGAGAAGGAAGACCTCCTCTCTTACTGGCCGGCGTTCTCCGGGAAGAAAAAAGCTGGGAGCGACTGCACATCCACGCTCTGCTCGGTGCCGCAGACCGGGCAGGTGATGGGGACCGAAGTCTCGATCCCGAACTCGAGGTCGCCGATCTCGCGCTGAAGCGCGCGGCGGATCCGGAGACTTCCGGTGGCGAGGAACTGCCTGAGCTCCTGGCGGCTCTCGATCCCGTCGATCTCCACCACGCGGGTGAAGAGCAGCTCGGTGATCATCTCGCCCTTCTTGCTTGCCTGGGCGAGCTTGTCCTCGTCGACGCCCTTGCCGGGCCGGATCTTGGCGGTCAGGCCGCCGGGGAGGGTGACGATCTTCTCAAACTCCTCCGGGGCTTGCTTGACCTCCAGGTCGCTGGAGAGGTCGTCGATGTGGATCGAGATGCCTGCGTCACAGTCGCGAGCGTTGCACTCCACCTCGCCGGTGAGCTCCTCGCCGAAGGTCAGGACGCGGGTGTGGATCATGGCCGCGGTGCGGTCCGCACTCCACATGTTCTGAATGTCGGCGCTGGACGGCTTCTTGCCGTCGAGCTCCAAGATGACCGCGCCGAGGATGCGCTGGCCGATCTTCCCGCTCTTGACGATGTTCTCGTTGGCGAACAGATCCTCCTCCCGTCCCGACATCTCGCGAATCTTCGCGGTGACGCCGGACGGGAGGGTGTAGTCGTCACTCAGCAGCATTGTGTTATCCATGTCTATCTCCTAGAAAGGTCTGCGTGGCTTACGCGCGGGTGAAGAACTGGTAGGTGATGGTGATCGACTCGGTCATCACTTCGCTGGCGCCGCCGTCAAGGTCGTTGCCGTCGAAGTTGCTGATGAACGCGCCGTACAGCCGCCAGCGGTTGATCTCTTCGTCCGCCTGGTTGTACTCGACGATGTCGATCGTCTTGAACAGGTTGTCCCAGCGGTTCGACTCCGAGGTGCCCTCAGCGAAGCTGAGGAGCTCCTGCATCCACTCGATGAAGTCCGCGTCCGAGCCGAGCAGGACGCCCTTCTCGAACGTGAGGTCGTCGAACGTGGCGCGGCCGGGGGCCTTCACCGGGCGGTGCGTACCGCCCGGGTTGAACTCGACCACCTCGAACGACGCCTTGGGGCGATCGCCGGTGGTGAAGTGTGCACGGTCGTAACCGTCGATCTCGACGCGCCAGTTCCACTTCTGCGCGTAGTTCGGGGTCAGCATGTAGGTGTTGACTGCCATTGTGCGTTACCTCCTGATCCTTGGGTTAGAGAAGCTCTTCGAAGTTCGCGCCGGAGCCAGTCACGATGTACTGGATCTCGAGGAACTCGACAGCCTTGGTCGGCTTGACGAAGATCTTCGCGACCATCTGGTTGTTGTCGATGTAGTACGGCGTGTTCGTCGTCTCGTCGCACACGACCGCAAAGTCGTAGAGGCCGCGGCCGTCCTTGATCGTCTGGAGGAACGGCACGGAGAAGCGCTTGAACGCTTCCCAGGTCCGCTTGTCGTTCGGCTCAAAGAGCAGGAAGCGGCTGGTGTCGCGCAGGCTCTCCTTCATGTAGTTCAGGAGGCGGCGGACGTTCACGCGGTCGAGGGCGCTCGGCTTGGAGGCCAGGACCTTCTGGCCCCAGACGACCACGCCGTCGCCGCGGAAGCTGGCGATCGCATTGACGTCGTTGTCGTACACCTCGTCGCGCTCACCCAGGGTGGTCTTGTACTCCACGCCCAGGACGTTCGCGAGGTGGCCGCGGTTCAGGCCCGCCGGGGCGAACCAGACGTCCGTGTCGGCGTCGCTCTGCGCGATCATGCCGAGCACGTGACCTTCGACCGGGACGTTGACGATGCTGGCGGTGAGCGGGTCGTACATCTTCACCCAGGGCCAGTACATCGACGCGTACGGAGCTGCGAAGCTGGAGTGCGTGTAGGTGCCCTCACCGTTGCGGTAGTCGATGACGTCCGTCGGACCGAGGCCTTCCGGCGTGCCCAGGACGGCGAACACCGTGCCGCGGTTCTCGGCGTAGGTGCCGACCGCAGTGTGAACGGCGGGCGTCTCGATGCCGGGGATGGCGACCATCTTGAGCGTCTCGACGTCGTCGAGCGCGTACATGCCGGTCTTCGCGGCGCTGTCGCCGATGTAGTCGGCGTCCTCGATGGAGGCCAGTCCGTCATCGCCGCCGGTCAGGGTGAAGCTGGCCGCCTGGTCCATGCTGCCCGCGTCGACTTCGACGGTGATGTAGCGGCTGGCGCCGTTGATCACCTTCTCGACGTAGTCAGTATCGGCAAGGACGGTGTCCTGAACGTTCCGGAAGGACTCCAGGACCGTTCCGGCGCTGTCCTGCACCTCGACGGTGTAGGGCTGCGCGGTGTCGAAGTCTACGTTGACTTGAAGGCCGTCCGCCCAGGTACCCGGGCTGGTGGCGGTCGCGGTGAACGCGACGGTCGTGCCGTCCTGCAAGGTGACGTCGATGGTGCTGGACGCCGCCGCAAGCGTGCTGGCGTCGGTGGCGTCGGTGTAGTGCGCGGTGCGGACAACGTACAGGACGCTGCCGCCGTTGTCGAAGAAGCCCTTCGCAGCGTAGGCGAGGTAGCCGTCGGTGATGAAGCCACCGAACGTCTCGACGAACTGAGGCCAGTTCGTCACGAGGGTGGGATCGCCGACGGGACCCTTCTCGGCCACACCGACCATGCCGGTGACGGCGGTCGCGGCACCCGCGACGTACAGGCTCTCGTCGATCTCCTTGTTGTAGACTCCAGGGGAGCGGTACATTCAGCCCTCCTTAGCTGAGAGTGATGTCGTTGCGGGCGGCGCGGCGACGCATCTCGTCGCTGACTTCGCTCGGCTTGACGGTTACGGAGCCGCGGGGACCGATGTGGACCCCGTTGCCATCGGTATCGAAGAGCGTGATCGCGCGGGGCGTGCGGTTTCGGACAGTGACGTCCGCGGGCCTGCTCCGCCGGCTCTTCGGTTTGCTGGGCGTGGAGTCGGCCTCCGTGGCCTTCTCCTTGAGTTCGGTCGTATCGTTCTCGCTCATGCGGCCTCCTTAGTGCCTAGGTCTCGGGAACGTCGATCGTGAAGTAGAGCTCGTCCTCGTCGTCCATGTCGCGGACTTCCGTCGTGACGCCGTGAACAGCACCGATCGTGCCCTTGGGATCCCTACTCGGCCAGACCCAAGCGTCGAAGCTGTACGTCAAAGCTCTCCGGTAGAACCTCTCGTCGTCGATGTTCCTGCTCTGGTCGGCGACGTCCGTGAGGCGGTAGTAGATCAGCGTGCCGTCATTGTCTGTTAGAGCCCCGAACTCCCTTCTCAGCCGGGAGAACAGTTCCTGCTGCAAATATAGCATGTCCTGGTAGTTCCGTGTATGGAGATCCACCTGATAGGAAAGTCTGCGATAGATCGGGTGGTCGTACACTTCGTACCCTTGGCTGAGGTCGTTCGGGTCGACGGGCGAGATCTGGTCACCCTGGTGACGGAGCGGCCGTCCCTCGATCGAGACGTCGTCGAAGTGGAAGAAGGTGATCGCCGGGTAGTTCGCCGTGCCGCCATCTTCCGCGTTGGGCACCACCGACTCGTCGGGCTGCACAGCGTAGATGGGGACGGCCGCCAGCGCTTCGGGATCGCCGGTGCGGGCGGTGTCGATCTGGATGTCGTTCAGGGTGCCCCACAGCAGCTCGTTCATGTCGTGCTCGCCGCGGATCATCGGCCCACCCACGGTTGGGGGCGCTTGCCGATCGCCCGCCTCAAAACGTTCTTGAAGCGCACGATGCCGTCCTCTGCGGCACGCTCGTAGGTGGGCCGCCAGTGCGGCCGGGCGGGAACCCGGGCACTGCCGTACTCGTGCACCATGCCGATCGTCGCCAGGTCGCTGCCCTTCTGGTTCTTCGCGCCGCGCTTGATGCCGACCTGCCACTTGCGGGGACCCATCGGCAAGACCCGGATCGCATCGAGGTAGTCACGCTTGTCGATCAGGATCCGCGGGTCGCCGCCGGTCGCGGACTTGCGTGCCTGCGTGACGGGCGACAGTGGAGTGTGGTTGAACTCCTGGCGCTCGATCTTCTCGACGAGCCACTCGCGCGTGTCGGTCGCCCAGTCGAACATCACGGCGTGCATCTCGAGGGGGACCATGATCTGCATGCGTTTGACGAGCCTCATGGCGCGGCCCCACTCCCCGATCTTGTAGACGTTCCGCCCGGTGATGCTGCCCGTCGTGCGTGACTTGATGATGTTGCCGGCGGTGATGCCGCGGATTTGGTTATAGGCGGCCATCAGCGGTGCTTCCTTCCCTCGACGCGGATCGCCATGCGGCCCGTCGTGCCGGAGGGGTTGACGTCCTGGACCTTGGTGACCTCGTACGTCATGCCGCGGAACTCGATCAGGTCCTGGTACTGAGGCTCATAGACTTGGCCGGACTCTGTGCCGCCGGTCGCCTCGGCGTTGTAGAGGTCGACGCACAGGTCCGCGACGATCTCGCCGCCGCCGCGGCCGTAGCGGTTCTCGCGCGGTTCTTCTTCGACGACGCCGGCGACGGTCCACGTCTTGTAGGTCTTGTCGACCTCGCGGCGCTCGTGGTACATCGGGTGCGCGGTCTCCGAGGCAACGCTGTCGACGCGTTTGAACGTCACCTGGGCGGTGACGCCGTAGGTGGTCAGGAGGCATCCGAGCTTGTCGGTCATGCAGGCGGGGTCGAAGAACATTCAGATCACCCGCTGAAGATGCCGCTGGTGCGGACGCCGAGGTGGTCTTCGAAGCCGTCGATGAGCTTGTCGCGCAGCGAGAGCAGGACCCGGC